CAGCATGTGGTTTTGGCGTAGAATTGTGTTTAGCACGAAACGTAATTACGGCCAGGAAATTAGTCCCACCGCCGCAAGTCAGATCGGCGTTGAAGCCAGTGATGGCGCAACCACTCAGCGTCCCATGCGGGACATTAGCGGTGACGCTAGTGTCATTAATTACGGCCAAATGTATACGAATATCGCCGAAGATGTCTTCGAGGGAATATACACAACTGATTGGCAGAATCCAATTCAGGCCCACTTGGATCGCACTAAGGTTAGTGTGATATCTGATAAGCGTCGTACTATTACGTCGCACAATGACGTGGCTCGGCCAGCTGTCATAAAAGCATATGTCCCAATCAACAAGACTGTTGTCTATGGTGACGAGGAAAATGGAAACAACATGTCGACGTCACCTGTCAGTGTAACGTCTAAGTCAGGAATGGGAAATATATATGTCTTGGATTTCTTTCATTGCCCAGCTCCAGTCGGTGATACGACCAGGTTGAACATTACGTCTCAATCTACTATGTACTGGCATGAAAAATAGGAGAGTTTATCTCTACAAAAATACAATTTGCCTCTAACCATTCAATGTCCCCTTCTGTGAATTCCCCTTTGAAAAAGTGAAGTCGCATCTCATCTCTAGGATCCTTGTTAGCGCACCAAATGCTTGGTCGCCCCCACTTAAACATCCTAGGGTCTGCATACAGCTGTTTCACCATAAACTCCCGTTGGGCTCCCAACCAATCTTTCCATGCGGGAAAAAACTTGATTCCGCCTCGTATATCGTCAAAGACAGCATACTTGACGTCATCATCCACCGATAATGCATCACTCCCCGAAAACATCCCTGCAAAGCATACGTGTTCACCTAGCGATCTCGCCCACGTAGTTTTCCCGGTACGTGATGGCCCGTACAATATCAACGATTTAGGCCCTATACAACATTAGTCTCGCACCAACCGATTTGGGGCGAAGGTGCGCTGGTGGCAGCCAGCAGCGAGGGACGAGCGGTGCCTAGCACCTAAAATCGGAACATAGACAAGATCTCTTCTTGCACCCAGCGGAGCGTCACTTACTGGCTACTGCCACACTGCCAGGTCTGATTCCAGACTGTGCCAACCAAAAATCTCTTCCATCATTTCCTCCACGGAACCCTCTAGTTCCGGGGGGTGACTCATACTCGGGCCGTTGATTTCGGTACATGTCTCTCGCATAGGACCGGATATTAGCGTAATTCTTGATGAGGCCCCGTGTATCCACTTCGTTGTATACGTCGAGAAACTCTCTCGAAGTCTCGCACAGGTGAGCAACAGCCTCGAGCGCACCAACCGTCCCAGGTCTACCTCCGCTCGGTCTCCCGAGCCCTCCCGCAACAACATCGCCATCCTTGATCGCATAGTCGTATCCTTTCTCTGGAGTTCCTTTAGAAGGGCTAACGTTTGGGTGCCGACCTTCCACATCGAAAATATCCACCCGTCGAGAACGGAATTTCCGGCCGAAGTCAACAAACACGTGAAGATGAACTCCTCCAGTTGTTGGGTGTAATTCTCTTGCGACGATGCATTCAGCATTGAGTTCTGACAGATGATTGCTGACAGACCATTCGTCAAGGTCTCCACATTGTGCATAGGTGAGAAGCACATATTTCGAGTTGACAAAAAACATGTGACTAAGCCGTGTCCTGCGAAACTAATATTATAGCAGGACAAAGGGCACACCCTCACCTATAAATACCCCTCTCCCCTCGCACTTCGGACTTTTCCAAATGTCCGCCCCACAAGAACAAAATGGCCTACCGTCGCGCCAAAGCACGCAGTTCGCAATACGGCCGAAAGCGCCGTACACCAAGCCGCCGACGCTCCACAGTCAAGAAGCGAACCTATCGCAAAAAAGCCTCAACGAGACTATCGAAAAGGATGCGCAACGCGCTAGCCTACAAGAAGAGGGACACGTACCTCTCTGCAGCTGCTACTGGCGCAAACCCCTCGCCCGAAAATCCTGTGGTCAGGGCCGGTGCAATTTCGTTACGGCCTGCTTCACAGAATCAGGGGTACTTACCCAACTTCCACGCCCTGTTCTACTGCCCAACATTTCGTTACTTAAAAAATAACGCGAAGTCGTTCGTGGCATCAAGATCTGCCACTCGCCCTTTCTACATAGGTCTTTCGGAGACCTACAGCCTCTACCCAAATGACAACAGCATGTGGTTTTGGCGTAGAATTGTGTTTAGCACGAAACGTAATTACGGCCAGGAAATTAGTCCCACCGCCGCAAGTCAGATCGGCGTTGAAGCCAGTGATGGCGCAACCACTCAGCGT